CCTCGTCCCTGCTGTTGATCAGCATGTTGCAACTGAACCGTGGCTCCAGCCCGCCGCGGCCGTTGCTGACCAGAGCGTTGCAGTACTGGCTGATTGCGTAAAAGTCGTAACGGTCCAGGCTGCTGGCCGGGATGCTGGCGCCGTAGCGGGTGTTCGTCAGCAGATCCCACAGGCACCAGGCCGGGTCGTTGGTCCAGGTAGCAGCGCCGAAGGTGCCATCCCAGACGCCGCTGTAGGTGACGCGGCCGAGGTAGGTGGTCGTGTCAACCGTGGCATTGCTGGGCAGCACCACCTTGATGCCACGCACCAGATACTTGCGCGATGGGATGCCCTTGAACTGGCGGCTGTCGAAGCGCAGGAATGCCAGTGCGCTGTTGGGATACCTGAACTTTTCGTCGATGATCTCGGTGTAGCTGAACCAGAAAGTCCGGTTCTGCCGCCGGGCGCTGGTCTCGTCAGCGCTGATGCGCTCCAGTCTGATGTCAACCGGGAACGCCCCGCTCAGGCTGATGATGTAGTCCCGCTGATAGGCGTTGGTTGTCTTGCCGCTGATCGTGTCCTCAAAGACGGTCGTGTAGCCGCCGCCGTTGTATTGCACCCTGCAGCGGATGCTGACACTGTGCCCGATGATGTCGCCGTCGTCTTCGATGATCTGCAGCGCCGGCACCTGCACCGTGATCCGGGCGCGGTCTACATCTGAGTCGGTGATCTGCCGGGTGACGGATGCAGCGGCTGTGATCTCGACGTTGACGGCCTGCTCTGACTCGATGCCGTTGGTGTTGGCGATATAGCTCTGCGCCTGCGTACCGGTGCGGGTGACGACGCTGTAGCCGGTGAAGTTGTCAATGCCGCTGCTGCTCTGAACGGGAGTGCCGTCAAGGTAGATGCCCTGCACCCCATCCTCGATGCCTTGGATCTCGCCCTCGCTGATCAGGTCAAGGACGCTGGCGTATTGGACCGACTGCAGGCTGTCGTCGGCTTCAGATGGGACATGAGTTGTTCCACCGCCACCGCCGCCCTTGCCGCCGCCACCACCGCCGCCACCGCCAGCACCTTGAACCAACAGCAGGTCTTCGATCATTTCAGTTGCGCCACGTCAAGGCCGCTGGACAGAACAGCCGAGCCAACAAAAGCGCGGCCGTAGACGATCGGTACCGGCATCCCCTGCTGGCTCGTATTGACGATGCCGCTAAACGTAAACGACTCCAATCTGGCTGCTTCTTTGCCACGCTCTAAACCAGTCATAGAGGGTTGAGGCGAAATCAATTCCGCAACGCCTCCCAGAACCAAGCTCGCACCAATGCCAAACAATGCATTGCTGATGAATGGCACCGTGGCACCCGCAGCAGCCGCACCACCAAATAAACCACCAGCAGCACCAACACCAGCAAGCGCACCACCAAAACTGATGAATGACAGTGCCACTAGACCAATACCAGCCAAAATCCGTCCTGCACCACCAGCACCGGCAAGCACCGGGGCAATGCTGAACACATCCCGCTCAGACCAGGGCAGCACGGCCACACTGGCGTCTTCTTGTGTGATGCGCTCCTTGCCGACTGTGACGCGGAAGCCCATTCCGGTTTGCTCAGAGTCAATGAGCCACTTGTCCAGGCCAGGGAAGTTAACGCACAGCGCCTTGATCGCCTGCGCGGGCGTGTCCACTTCAAACTCGAACCGGCACTGTCCGAGTCGCTTGCGGAGTGCGCCGTAGACCTTAACGACTTTCATGCCGCAGGACCATGGCAGTGCTCTTGACATAGTAACCGCCATACACGTCGCGGCTACTCAATCGCCCCTGCACATGATGCAAGATCTGCTGATCGCCCAAGTAGATCGCCGCGTGGTTGGGCAGGTCTGCAAACAATTGCATCAGGATTGCGTCGCCGTATTGCAGCTCTTCAAACGGCACCTGTCTGAAGCCCTGCGAGCGGTAACTGTTTAGGTAAAGGTTCTCGCCCCGTTCCCAGAACCGATCACGCCGGTCAAAGTCGGCCAGCGTCAAGCCCCACTCGCGGCTGTACCAGTCCCGCACCAGCGAGTAACAATCGACGACGCCAAACACGAACTCGCGGCCGACATACGGCAGCTCAAATGCCGCAGGCTCGCAGCCGCCCCATGCTTCTGTCTTGGGGTTGACGATCACCCAGGGCAGGGCGCTGTTGTTGCAGCCGATCTGATCTGCTGCTGATGGCACTGGTTGCGTCACCGGGTGACTGTGGACCACTGCCACGATCTCGCCCAGATCCTCGGCTGCTGCGTAGTCCGCCGGGTCCAGGATGAAGTGCTCGTCCGGTGTGGCGGCGATGTTGCGGCACGGGTAGTAGCGACGCCTGCCTTTGACCACATGGATCAGGCCGCAGCACTCGCGGGGATCCTCGGCCTGCGCGTGCGCCAGGATGTCAGCCTTGAGCGTGTCGGTCAGTTTCATCACTGGGTCAAACCAGCCCCTGGGAAGGAGCCAAACGGCAACTCAGCCGTGGCGCCGAACCGCAGCTTGCAGCTTTCCACCCGTTTGCCGCACACGTCAGCCGCCAGCGTGCCCACTGGTTGATCGTTGCTGTTCCAGTAGTTGCTGCCGGTGTAGCCGCACTCGGCGCCGCGATACTTCCACTGACACACGTTGGCGATGATCTGCCGCTGGGGCAGCATGACGCCGGCTAGGTCAAACTTGCTGGCCAGTTCAAACTCGACCAGATCGCGGTTCTCGTTGGACTTCCGGTCGACGTACCAGATCTCTGTTGGGAAGCGAGCGTTAGGGTCAGCCGCTGCCTCGCCGTCGAGGAACTTTTTCAGCGTGCGGATCCGCCGCACCGTGGCGCCGCCCAGATCGTTGCCGGGGGTTGTCGCGTTGACCAGCAACAGCAGCGTGGTCATGTCACTGAACAGGTTGCTGATCCGCAGCGTCGGGCGTGGCAGGCTGCCAGAGCTGGTGTAATCGAAGCCCGTCGCCTCAACCGGAAGCCTGACGTAGGTGTTGCCGGCAAACACGATGTTGCCGGTGACGGCTGCGTTCACGCCGTTGTGCCAGTAGTAGGTGGTATTGGCGCCGTGCAGCGTGGTATCAAGCTGCAGCTCGAACAGCTCGATGATCGCGTTTGGACCCAGGACAGCCAGCTCTTCGTAGACGCTGCTGATCGCTGCCCATGTGACGCCGCCATCAACGATGGTGCTGCCGATGTCTGTCGGCCATGCCGGTTGCGTGCTGGCGCTTGTGCCTGCGACCGTGCAGCGGAACACCAGCCCGCTGACCTGTGTGGTCGTGGCGCGAACAATGTCACCAACGACGTATGCGGTGCTGGCTTGCCAGGCTGCGTAGGCCATTACGGTTCAAATATTTGACGGAATGATGCTTGAACTGTATTGATATTCGCCGCCACTACAGTTGTATTCCATTCTTCGCACACCCATTTCGCAGCGGAACCATACGGAGGAGTCCAGTCAAAGGACTCAACACCACCACGAGCCTCAAGAAAGGAAAGAATATTGTCTCGTTCCGTATCGGTGCGATTTCTGAAGCTTAATTGCCAAGTCGCGGGTTGCGTATTCAGGCCAAACGCAAGACGTTGCTCATAGCCATCGCCAAACTGAACACGGCGAACAACAGGGCGAACTGATTCGCTGGCATCAAAATCAGGAACGTAAGTAAAAGTTGCCATCAGCGTGTTCCAGAAAGAAGGCCGCCAGGACGCTGTTGCTTGACGATTTCAGCCTGCACTGCAGCCCCAATCACTCTACCCAGTTGATTTGCATTAGGTCCATTGCCCTCAACCTGGCTTCCTCCAGCGTCCACATTGACCATGACGCTCACTGCGCCACTACCAGTGCCCTTCATCGTCACAGGAATTGAACGACCATCAGGCAATGGCACATATGCTTCAGGGCGGCTTCCCTCGCCAAACAACGCCAACTGCGGCGATGTTGCAATACCTCCATTGGCATAGCGCTTGAGATCAAGCGGACCATTGGCAGTCATGATTCCGCCACTGGCAAAGCCAAAACCAGGGAACAGACCTTTCAATGCCTTTTGAATGCCAAACTGGAACAAAAGTTTGGCGGTAGAGCGCAATACATCAGCAAGAATTTCATTGAGACTCTTGGCTCTGTCAAACAATGAATCAAACGCCGATCCAAGGCCAGACGCAAATGTTTCAATGATTGACTTGCCCAATTGCTCGGTTTCCGTCAATTCTTTCTTGGATGTACTAATTGCGGTCTTGAATCTTTCAACCGCTTGCGCTGAAGCCGTTGGATATTTTTCCGCAAAATCTTGCAATTGCCTATCGATTAACAGTTGCTTCTTCTTTTCACCCGTCAAAATTCCGGCAGAAATTTCAGCATCTTGAATCACACGATTCAAATCACGTTGCGCTTGCAAACCACGAAGCAGTTCGTCGCCAAAACCCTTGAACTCGCTTTGAATCGCCTTGGCAAGCCTGGTTTGGTTCTCAAGACTGCGTTCCTTTGCCTGATTGACGCCAATATTTTTACGATCAAGCTCTAGAGCCGTTTGAATCCTATTCAAGTCAAATTCAACAAAAGCGGCCTCAAAATCATTGCC